GGTGGTAATATATTAAAACCTTGTAGTAATAATTGTCTTTATATTAAAGACAATTTAATAAACATATACTTTTATTAAATACCGCCAGAAAGCCTTTGGGACTCGCTGGCGGGTGTTCTCAAACGCACTGCTAGGCTACGATCCTCACTAAGGGGTCTAAAAGCCCCTACAAGCCCCCCGCAGGGGGCAGGTAAGGGGTAGGCTAGGGAAAGGTCTCGCAAGGGCATCAGAAGCCCATCACGAGGACTAGGAAAAGCATGAACACTTTGAAGGCCACCATTGTGAATAGCCAGAAGTGGATTCCGCCACGGTTCATCAGCTCATCGAATTTAGTCATGGTCACTCCATCCAAGAGTTGTCTTCAATCGCTTCAATGATTTCATACAGACAGTCGAGCCTGCCAAGTGCGAGCACCCGTTCTATGTCACCCTGCCGCATGGAATCCTCGACTTGCACGTGCCCGAAATTTGGATCGAGGTCATATTGAGACTGAAGATAGTCGATCTCCTTTTCAAGCTCGTCTAGCATGAATTTTTTTGAGAATTTCATAATTCCCCCTTGTTTAGGTTATCGGCAGAATCCCTGCCCCGCTCCCCCCTCTTGCGAAGGGGGAGAAGGTCAGAGACTAGGCGGCCTTCCCTGCCTTTAGAATTTTCTCTGCCGCCCCGAATATCTTTTGTGCTGACTTATCCGTCACTTCGTTTCCTGCTAGCCAAGATTGAATATAGCCTCGGCTTTCGACCAATCCCGGTAGGTCTAGGACTGAGCAGCAGATGTAAGCGACTGACTCAGCCTCGACCTCCCGTATGTCTCTCGGGGTGCGCTCGTCATCCTGCATGACACTCTCGCCCGTATGACCCAAGACAACGTGGGCAAGCTCGTGAAAGCGGGTTTTGTGGGGAAGCGCAGCGATCGGACTAACAGCGATGCTCTTATCCTTGGCATATCCCTGACAATTTCCGTCTGCTAGGTCGAACCGAATCTCGGTGATGCCTAAAGTCTCAAGCGCTCTTGTCTTGTCCCAGTCGCTGTTCGCTTTCTCGTGCTTGAACTCCTCACCCTCGGTCTGAGAGAGTGCAAACCAATTATTCTTAAGCACGAAAGCTTGGAAACAATCCCCCGTCTTTTCGCCTGCGTCATCTTTTTTATTGATTGTCACGGGCATGACGAGAGAGAGGGCCTTTTCTCCCTTTTTGACTTGACGGCCCAAGCTCTGCCATGTCTTATAGGTTGCAATGGGCGATAAATCTAGCCCACGGCCTTTGAGCTGTGACCATGCCAACATCTGATTACCGATGCTGTAGTTATGGAAAGTAGAATAGGCCGCAGACAACACGCCCGGCTTGTTTACTGCATCGTGGAGCAGAGACGCCCACGCTACGCTCTTACGTTCCTGCATGATTCTCTCCTTTAGGTTAGTGGCGCAAGATGCACCGAGGAGGGCGTGAACCCTCCCCGTTGAACCCTGCTAGGCCGCTACTCTTTGATCCCGTAAATAACCAGCAAAGCCCATCGCTTTGATCCAGTATTTAGCTTTGAATGTCGGATTGTCCGAGCTAAAGTGGATTGACTCAGATCGATACTCACCCGTGCGGTAATCTTGATCGACTTCGCTTGTGAACCAGACACGAGTGCTTCTCGCTACTGGGTATTGAGAAGGATGAGTGTATTTTTCCGCCATAAGATTGACTAGGTCACGAAAAGATACCTTCTCATTGATCGCTGAAAATCCAGCATCGGAGGATTCACCGTTCTCGGCACTCTCCTCTGTTATTACTTCAAACGTCTTATCGATCATAAGCATGGTGTGTTCTCCTTTAGGTTAGTGTTACTACAATGCTTAGGATACCTATCTTAATGCCGATGTCAATCACTCCTCCTAAAAATACTTGGCATCATCCTTGCTATATATATCTTGTATTATTATAGTAATATAAGTGTATTATTATTGTAATATGTATATGTAATGGTATTGTAATATATATACAGGTAATGAGAATCGGGGAATGATAGGGAGGTTGCCTATCGTCTGTCCGCCCCCGATACATTTTATCAATGGGGTCGCCATGTGCTCAGGCATGACGTGTGCTTGATGCGTAGTCAGCACCCACTATGGACTTGGGCAGTGAGCGTTCACTCACCAGCCTGTGCGGAGTGCGTGGTCACTTACATTGGACATTGATTCTGTGCGGGCGTGCCCCCCAACGCCATCCCCCCCAAGGAAAATTTGCTTTTCCCAGATGAGTGTGTATAGTTCGCTCTAGGAAGGAGATATACGCATGTATGAGATAGACAAGAATGTGCCAATACCAGCGCCCAGTAAGGCGGCTCGCTTTCCTTACGAAGCGTTAGATGTGAACGATTCGTTTAAGGTGACTGGTGTGAGTCTTCAGAGTGTGTGTAACAGCAACTATCGGATGAGTAAGAAGACGGGCAAGAAGTTCATCGCCAGGGCTGAAGAAGGCGGTGTGCGGGTCTGGAGAACAGAATGATTCCCCCGCTATCGAATGAGTCGTGGGACAAGGTGGCAAAGGATATGGCGAAGTTCATCACCAGCATGGACTTCACCTACTTCTACCAGACGATCCGTCTGTGGGAAGAGGCAGTTGATAGTTATGTTGGGTTGTATTGGAAGGTGTGGAAGTTAGTTCAAACGCATCCCTATGGGAGGGATTATGAAAGAACTTTTGGAAGCCCTAAGATCGGACAAAAGGATGGAGGGTCTGTATCTGAGGATGGAAGCAGCAGACAAGATTGAAAGTCTGGCTAGAGAGTGCGTCCGTCGCAGACAGCAGAACGAGTTTCTTGAGTCCACTCTGAAGGCGATCCTTGACGAACAACAAGACCCTAGAGTCTCTTACTTCTAAGTAGGCTCTGTCGGTTAAAAAGGCTCCGCAGGGAGTCAGGTGTCTCTTTCACTCTAAATAATGCAATTCAATCTAAAACAGTTTTACAAGTTCTGTGACAACCTGAAGATTGAATCTAAGGAGCGGGGGATGATTACCCTCGGCAGACAACTCCTTGGTAGCCAGACCTATGTGATGGATGAGGTCGGTAAAGGGCTAGAAGAAGGTGTCCACTTCTTTGTTGTGCTAAAGGGCAGGCAGCTAGGCATCACCACCATCAGCCTTGCCTTGGACTTGTACTGGCACTTCCTAAACCCCGGGATGCAGGGCACCCTGACAACTGATACGGAGGAGAACCGTGAGCAATTCCGAAGTACGTTACAGATGTACATGGATGGATTACCCAAGGAATACAAAATACCCCTCCTCTCCCACAACCGAAATCAACTTGTCCTTAAAAACCGTTCCCGGCTGTTTTATCAGGTTGCCGGACTCAGAGCAAAAGGCTCGCTTGGTCGAGGTAAAGGAATCACCTTCCTGCACGGAACCGAGACCAGTTCTTGGGGAGACGAAGAAGGACTAGCGTCACTGCTTGCCTCTCTTGCTGAAACCAACCCACTGCGCTACTACATGTTTGAGAGTACCGCCCGTGGCTTCAATATGTTCCATGACATGTGGGTGACCGCTAAGAAGGCGAAAACCCAAAGAGCCATATTCTGTGGCTGGTGGAGAAACGAGTTCTACTCTGCCGACCCCAAGTCCAATATCTACAAAACCTACTGGGATGGAAAACTAAACCCAGAGGAAAAAGAATGGACGAAAGAGATTAAGAAAGTCTACGGCTATGAAATCAACAGCCGTCAGATTGCTTGGTGGCGCTGGAAGATGTATGAAGGTCTGAAAGACGACCAACTCATGTATCAGGAGTTCCCGCCCACTGAAGACTATGCCTTCATTATGACGGGTACTAACTTCTTCTCCACCGCCCGTTGTACGGATGCGGCAAAGGAGGCAAAGAAAAAGGTGCCGGATAACTACCGCTTTGTCTTTGGCGCCAACTTTGAAGACACGCAGTTAATGCAATCAACCGAGCGCCTAGCCACCCTGTCCATCTGGGAAGAACCCAAGGCAAACGGCTACTACGTCATCGGTGCTGACCCTGCCTATGGCAGCTCTGATTGGGCAGACAGATTCTGTATTCAAGTTTACCGCTGCTATGCCGATGGTATGGATCAGGTGGCAGAGTTTGCCACGTCTGAACTAAACACCTACCAGTTTGCGTGGGTGATTTGTTACATCGCCGGGTTGTACAAGAACTCAGTCTTGAACCTTGAAGTGCAAGGTGGCGGTCAGGCTGTCATCAACGAGATGCGTAACCTGAAGCGCCTAGCAGGTGCCATGCAGACCGACTACGGCAAAGCCCTGACTGACGTCTTGTCCCACATGCAGTATTACCTGTGGCGCAGGAATGACTCCCTTGGCGGCATCTCCAATAGCCTTGGCTGGCTGACCACCTCCCAGACCAAGGAGCGGATGCTCAACTACTTCAAGGATTACTTTGAGCGTGGGATGCTCAAGGTCTACTCCCTTGACCTGCTAGACGAGATGAAGAGCATTACCCGTGATGGGTCACAGATCGCCGCCTACGGGCGTGGCAAGGATGACAGGGTTATGGCTACCGGTCTCGCCTGTGCAGCCTTTGCAGAGCAGCTACAGTCCCGCCTGATACAGGGCAGGCTCACCCGTGAGCGCCAAGCGCCCATTGAAGACAAGACTCCTGACCAGATGGCATACCAAAAGTCAGTGAGCAATTACTTAAAAAACATAGGCTATGGTCGATAGACCCTATTCCAAGGAAGAGCTACGCAAGATCATGCGCCGCTTCTGCGCTGACAAAAAGCGTGGCATCAGCATTGAACACTTCTGCGAAATAGCGGGGGTGGATGTGCGTGACTTTCGTAAAGCCTTCCTTGAAGACTCAATCAACATATCCGAAGGTATGCAGATACGAGTCAGCAAAGCCTACCGCTCTTTTGAGAGGGGTGACTTGGTGGTGTACGAGCGTTGGAACAAAACCCGCTTTGTCGGCTACCGCCAAGAACCCAAGCCAGCCTTTAAGAAGAATATAGGGTTCACCCTAACCAAGGATGGAGTCAAGTTAAACGTTGGTGTAGTCAACCGCAGAGACTACACGCAGCCCACCTTTCTTGAACATTTGGAAAACCTACCGGGGAGGAAAACATGGTCGTAAAAGAATGGCGTTGTGCCCAACACGGGTTCTTTGAGGGAACCGATCCCATCTGCCCACAAGGGTGTGAGGAAGACATCATGCAGGTATTCCTTACGCCTGTGGCAGTCAAGTCTAGCCGCACCAAGAAGGCTGACAAGACGCTAGAGCAACTAGCGCTGGACTACAACATGTCTGACATCAAGTCGGTCAGAGAGGGCGAAGCCCAACCACGTCGCTTTCCTGAGCAACCAGTGCAAGCGCCTACCAACCCGTTTGCGGTGCAGTGGGGGCGTCCACAATCCATTGGCAATTACAGCCTTAACAGCATTGCTGGCGAAAACCCAAATGGTCTTGCGGCGGTCAAGCAAAGTGGAGTACAGTTGACTCAACCCAAAGCGGCTAGCTACATCGCTGACCACGAAAACTTGAAGATTTCCAAATAATGCGTATCCCCAAGAAAGAAGCTGACCGCCTGTTTTTTGTGATGGATTTGGTGCAGAAATGCAACATCTCGGTGGAGCAGCGCAAGACGAACTACAACACGCTGCGTAACTACTTCTTGTTTGGTTCTGCGCCCAATGACTCGCCTGCGGCCTACAACAAGATTTACCCGCACATTGACCAGTTGGTCAGCTTTCTTTACTCGGCTGAAACCACCCGCTTTAACATTCACCTTGGCGCCGCTGCACCCAAGGAAGAACACAAGAAAGTCCCAACCCTGATTGCTGCATTGCAAGACGAGTGGTTGAACAGCAATGCGGACATGGTATTTAACGACGCATTGACTTGGTCGCTCTGCTATAACTCAACCTTTATCAAGTTGATTTGGCGCAATAGCGTCCACCCGTTCTTTGTTGAGCCGGGCGCCATTGGCGTACTCAGAGAAGACATCCCCTACTCTGACAGGCAGGAGGCGATAGTCCAGAAGTATTACATCACGCAGTCTGAGTTGATGTCCCGCCTGTACAACCACCCCAAGCGTGACGAAATCATTAAGACAATCACGCTCTCTCGTCACCAGCGTACCGATTCCCCGCAGGGTGTAAGCCGTCTTATTACCAGTCAGATCAATCCGATCATGTACGGCAACGTCAACCTAGATTTACAGTCAACCAACATGTACAAGCCCAACGTGGCTGAAGAAACATGTGAGATGACTGAACTCTGGGTCTATGACGACGAGGAAGAAGACTACCAATGCATCACCATTGCCGACCCGGGTGTGATTATCTATGACCGCCCCGGTGCAACCGTGTTCTTGAAGGGCGAGTTGCCCTTTATCCAGATTTGTCCCAACCCACAGTACGATTACTACTGGGGTCAGTCAGAAGTCCAGCGCCTAATCTACCTGCAAGACATGCGTAACAAGCGTATGGGCGAGATTCTTGACCTATTGTCCAAGCAAACCAGCCCACCAACAGCCTTGATTGGTTTTACGGGCATATTGGACGAGAAAGACTTTGCACTCAACCGTGCTGGCGGTCTATTGGCTACAGATATGCCAAACGCCAAGATTGAAAAGCTCTCACCGAACATTCCAAACGATTTGTTCCGTGAAATCAATGAGATTGACAACATGTTTGCCGAAATGTCTGGCATTTCAAGCGTATTGCAGGGTAGAGGCGAGTCTGGCGTGCGTTCAGCCGGTCATGCAAGCCAACTAGCACGTCTAGGCTCCTCAAGGGCCAAGAAAAGGGCGCTCATCGTGGAAGATGCGCTTGAAAAGGTGGCGACACTGTACCTGCGGATGATGCAGCGCTATGACAACCGCACCTACAAGACCGATGAGGATGTCAAATTCATTGCAGAGCAGTTCACCAAGGACTACACAGTGAAAGTAGACGCTCACTCCAATAGTCCAATCTTTATGGAAGACTCTCGACAGCTTGCTTTCAACCTATTCAAGGCCGGAGCATTGACCAAAGAGCGGCTCATTGATATGGTGGAGCCACCCATGAAACAAATCATCAAAGAAGATTTAAGAAAGATGGCGCAACAGCCACAAGCAGCGCCTCAGCAGGCTCCTCAACAACAACCGCAGGAGGGTCAGTGATGGCTAAGCAGGCTGGCACAGGTACTGGAGTGGGCGATCAGCCCCGTGTGACACAGAAATCCTTGCGTCAAGAAGAAAAGGGGAATACCCTTTCCTACAGACAACCAAGATTGGGTTCTCCACAGAACCAAAGAAGTTACAGGAATTACAGTAGGGGCTAGCGTGAAAGGAGTGTAGTATGTACGGCAAGAAAATGAAGCGTGGTCGTAAGACACGTCGGTAATCTGTAATCAGGAAAAGGGTGTGGCTGCTTCCCCTTGGAAGTAAGTGGCCGCCGACTTTTAGGAGACTAAAAATGGCACGCAAAGCTCGCAAAGGCCGTAAGGCACGTAAGTAATCGGTAGCCCTCGGGCTTCCAGTCGGGGGGTAGGTGAGTGTTTACTTACTTACCCCTTGACAAAACACCAAATTTTTTTAATCTTTTGCTGAAGTAAGCGCTTACTGGAAAAAGATGGACGGTCAGGAACAGGCAATAATGAAGTTGATGGAAACTGAAAGAGGCGGTGAGGCTACACCCACCACGCCTCCGTCTTCACTTGCCGACGCTGAGACCCCACCTATCGGCTCTCCCATGTCCACGCCTGAACCCAAAGAGGGCGAGAAGGCGGCAGCAAGAATCAACATCCAGATGGCGATGGACTTGCTACAGCAGTCACTGCCAGCCCTAGGTTCCGACTCGGAAGAGGGCGCAGCAATTATGAAAGTGGTCAAAGAGTTGACCAAGGCTTTTGGAGAGCGGGAAGCCAAGAGCAAAGAGTTAGTACCCGCAGAGATTATGCAACTCATGCAAACCTTGCCGCAGGCAGGGGGAGCAACGCCAGAGCAGCGAGTGGCTGCTTCTGCTCCGGCACCTACTGCTCCGCAGCCAACACCACCCATGCAATAGGAGACTTTCATGGAACTGTTCAAACCCCGGGGCGCTAGCCATATTCGTGACCCCATCAGCAACAAAAAAGAGAATGGGCAGATTGAGAATCCCCCCCGGTTTTCTGAGATCGGCGGATTGGAATCTCCCAACAAGGCTACTGCTAAGAACACGATGATGAAACTTAGCAAGCCGGGCGACACCAAAAAAGTTATCTAACTTAAGGAAAGGGGCTAGCCATGAGCTTAGAGAACTATTCAAACGAGCAACTGCAAGAACTCGCACTGCTCACCAAGACGCTTGCTGAAGACAAGAATACTCGTAAAGAGTTTCTGCGTCTGACTAAGAAGATTCGTCCCGACCTTCCTATTCCTGAACTGGAAGTGGAAGAAACCTCCGCTCAGTACATGGCGGCAGCCGATGCCAAGATTGCGGCAATGGAAGCCAGACTTGCTGAGAAAGAGGCACGGGAAGAACTCAACAATCGTCGCAACAAGATCAAGAACACTGGCAAGGCAAAGTCTGATGAGGACGTTGCTGAGATTGAGAAAGTGATGCTTGAGAAGAAGATTGCCGATCATGAGACGGCGGCAGATTACTGGCAGTGGATGAAGCAAGCAGCAGCACCCACTCCCAGTGCTTTCCCGAAGCCTGTGATGCAGCAATTTGATACAACTGGTTTTATGAAGAACCCAATCGTGGCGGCAAGGGATGCTGCTCACCAAGCTCTAGCCGAGCTGCGTGGCAACCCCCGTCCTATTGGCCTGTAATACAAAATGGGGCTTTTAACTTTTAGTCGGAGAATGATATGGCTATAGGCGGCGGCATCATTCCAGTTTCGGGTAGTTCACAGTACAACGAGTTGACCTATGTCACTCGCCGTGCCTTCATCCCGAAAATGGTGGTGCAAATCTACAACTCGACACCACTAATGGCGGCGCTGATCGCAAATAGTCAGCAGGCTTCCGGCGGTGTGTCCTCGGTGACTGTCCCCGTTCAGGGCGCACAGTTTGTCAATGCTCAGTGGTCTGACTACTCTGGTTCGTTCGCTCAACCGAGCGTTCAGCAGGGTGCTTACAACGCTGAGTTCAACCTCAAGCTGATGATTACCCCCGTGCCGTTCCTCGGCATGGAAGGTGCAGTTCAGCAGGACTACGCTATTGTCCCCCTGATCGAGGCTCGTATGAACGATGCGACCAACGTCATGCTGGACGCAATGGCTTACAGCCTGTACAACAACAGCACCAACACTCAGCAGTTTACCGGACTTCCCGCAGCGATTTCCGCTACCGGAACATACGGAAACATTGACCGTACTAGTTACACTTGGTGGCAGTCCAAGGCTTATGCCGCTGGTTCCGTCAACCCCACCCGTCAGAACCTGCTCCAGTACATCTCTGGAACTGTGAAGAACAGTGCAGAAGTACCGAGCTTTGGCGTGTGCGGATTCGGTACTTGGACTCTGCTGGCTCAAGACTTTGTCGGTCAAGAGCAGTACGTCATCACCCCCGGTTCAGCATTTACCAGCGACCCCAACGGCGCACAAGCAGCTTTCCGTGCCTTGATGGTTGCCGGTGTGCCCATCTATCCTGATCCCTACTGCCCAGAGGGAACTCTCTACCTGATTAACAATAACTACCTGTCGCTCTACATCCACGAGCAGGGTTCGTTTGCGTTCACGGGCTTTGAGTCCACGCTCCCCAACTGGCAGATCGGTTATGTTGGCGCAGTGCTGATGATCGCAGAACTCGTATCCACGAAGCCCAAGTCGATGACTGTGGTCAGTGGTTACAACTACCTCAGCCTGTAAGGAGAGAAAAAAATGACATTGGCTCTTAACAAAATTGTTCTCTCTGGCGCCAACGCTAACTCGGCTGGTGCCTATTTTCAGGTAGCGCTTCTTAACGTTAATGCAAGCACAACGCTGTTGATCCCGGCAGGTACGTACCTCCTGCCCAACACGGCTAACGTCAACGTGCAAATCCAGACTGCTTCTACTGGAAACACGTGGTCGCTCCTGCTTGCAAACAACACGGGCGGTATGCTTATCTCCGATGGTGTGAACGTGCGTCTGAACAACGCTGAGGCTAACGCCAAGTCCATCACCTCGCTGACGATCAACCCGTCTACTAACGCAACCGGTCAGTACAACACCTAAGGAGAACTGACATGGATGCAAACGCCGTAGCCACAAACTACCCTGACGAATTTGGTAATCGTCGACTCTCCCTGAAGCAGACTGTCAGTCTTGCTGCCACGGGCGATGTGACGACCCTTGTCGTTCAGGAGGCAACTAAGTTCATCGTGCGGCGCATCACCCTGTCTAACTTCTCTGGTACGGCAAACGCAAACGTAGGCGTCTTCACCGCAGCAAGCGGTGGAGGCACTGCGATTGTTTCGGATGCCGCCCTTGGCGCTAACGCAGTATCAGGTAAGTTTGTAGACCTGACGCTTGCTACCGCCGCCAATGCGAACGTTCAGACGGCTCGTGTGTTGTATGTAAACGTATCAACGGGCAACGTTGCACAAACGTGTGACATTGCTTTGTACGGCGACATTGTCGCCCTGTAAAGGCCACTTATCAGCCCCGGTGGGAATGGATGCCCGTTAGAGTGAGTAATCACTCTTTCGGGTTGAAGTTCTAAAATAATGGAGTCTCAATGGCAACGCTGTCAGGTTACATTACAGAAGTGCGGCGCTTGCTCCACGACGCCAATGGAAACTTTTGGTCTAACCAAGACCTAACCGCATACATCAATTCTGCCCGTGAGAGAACGGTGCGGGATACTGGTTGCCTGCGCTATATCCGTCAGGTCAACCTTCTACAGAACGTAGAAACATTTAATCTCAATGACCTTCCCAACGGATACTTGGGTAGTGTTACAGTTACGAGTGCCGGGTCAGGCTACACGACAGCACCTACGGTCACAGTATCGTCACCAAGCTCTGCACTCGGCGTCCCCGCTACTGCCGTTGCCGTTCTAAACACAACTGGTGGCGTTGCCTCGATTGCCGTTACCAACCCCGGCTCTGGCTACTCTGTTGCCCCAACAATCACGCTGACCGGCAATGCCACGGCTACTGGGACGCTTTCTACAACGCCTAGCCGCAACCTTGATACTCTGAACGTCAACATCTACTGGGGTAACAGTCGGGTGCCTTTGATGTACCGTCCGTGGACTCAGTTCAACACAGAACTGCGCTACTGGCAGAACTACGTTGGCAGACCCATTGCTTTCTCCTACTACGGGCAGAATCAAATCTACGTGCAGCCTGTTCCCGACCAAACCTATGTGGCTGAGTTGGATACGGTTGTCCTGCCAGACGAGTTGGTGGCTGACAACACCGTAGACGTCATCCAAGACCCCTACACGAGCGTGGTTAAGTTCTATGCTGCCTACCTAGCCAAGTACCAAGAG